CTGTGCCATAAGCAGATGCACTATAGTCACCTTCAGTTGCAGTCACGCGCCAGTGAACAACATTAATACCACCAGTTGCGATGTCATGTTCGCAGTTTGCGATAGTCCAGTTATATGTGATTGCCATGTTGATTACTCCTCAGGCCAGTCGTTGATAGGTGCATTGCCAGTTGGTTTTCCATCCGCATCGGTGGGTGTCTCGAATAGCGCAACAAAGGCAGCATGATCAACAGCACTATCAATAGCACTCTCAATAGCACCACTCGCAGCACGAACCGCAGCACGATAGTCAAGCACAGCCTGTGGTGTTGCCTCGCCTGTCTCAGCCTGCCGTGTGACATACCAATCCGTCTTAGCCAACAAGCCACCCGCCTGCTGCTTTACGATCTGCTTATATACTGACTTGAGGCCAAGCGTGATGATCTGATTGCCCTTTTCGTCAAGCACAGGATCGCCATTTTCATCAACCGCAGGGACATCATTTAATGCCTTGGGCGTGTCAGCATCCCACCAAAAGCGGTTGTCATACGGCGCAGGGTCATCCTTCCAGACCAAGCCTGCTGCCTCTTTCTCAGCATCACTCCAGCGACCCCAGTTAGTCGGGTGCTTGATGCCATTTTTATCCGTCCAGCTTCTGCCTTCGCGGATGATCTTGCTATTGTAAGTCCATGCCATGTCGTTACCTCGCGTTGGCGTATTTGAATGGGTTTTCGGCAAAGGCCATGAAGATGTATGTGCCACCGTTTGTGTTGTTATCACTTGTCGTGTTTCTGATCTTGAACCCATTACTCAAGAAATCTACATCAGCAGTTGTATTTGCTAATTCCGCAGTTGAGAGGTTAGCATACAAGAAATCATCTACATCATTGTATGGCGATCTTGCAGCATCAAGAATTGCCCAGTTGCCAGTGCTATCAGCCCGCTTAATCATCACAAAGGCAGGTCTAAATCCGCAATACGCAAACGGCCCATCTGTAGACCCATTGCCCGAGTATTTGTTGAGTTTGCTAAATCCTTCCACCTCTGCGAAACAATAGGCGATCATGCTGTCGCCAGTTGCATTGGGCGTAAAAACTGTTGAAGTCGGTGCTGCAACTGCCGCATTAGCGTTTGCTGCGGTAGTGTTAAACCTCATATAATCATAAGAGCCATCAACAAGCGTATGACCAACAAGCCAATCAGATGTAGCGTCACGCTTCTTTTCTATGATTAATTTTGGCGTTTGGCCCAAGCCATGTCCGACTGTTCCAGATGGGTTGCTGTCATATCCAACAATCGAAAACCCTGCCTTCTGGTTCACAGAGACAGTGCTTGTGATTGACCCGTCAGTGTTCGAGGATGTGCCGTTGCCTGCAAGCCAGTTCCACATGACGTAGTTTTCGCCTGTAGAGTTGTATGAGAATACGTTAAGCCCATTATTTAATGTTACGCCACTAGAATAGACGCTTGTTGGGTCAGATACAGAGCCATCATATTCTGCGTTTGTAAGGTTTGAAAATAATACCTGATCTACACCACGAACAGCATCATACAATCGATTTGCTTGCGGAGCAGTTCTTGACTTGATCCAGAACCAATCTGGTTGGAAACCCACATCAATGTTGTTAGTAGAGCTATTACCGCTATAAGCCACCACATTAAAGTAATCCGCAGGGCTTTCATCCTGTGCAGGGTCAATGGCAGGGTCAGGCAAGTTAGCCGTGCAAAGCGCAAGATAGCCCGATGGTGGCGCATAGTAGAAGTCACCAATGCCATTCGCATCAGTGTTGCCTTGCGCTGTCTTGTTGCCTGCAAAGCTACTGTCTTGGCCGAAGTTGTAAACGCAAGAATCCGCACCCTGTGTAGTTACACCAAAATGATATTGGTCACTACCAGTTAATGTAAGAGTGCCTTGCGATACATTGTTCTTGTAAAAGGTAATTGTTTTGGTTGCACTGTCCATATCAAGAGCAGCAGCAATAACATCACCAGTTGTAAAGGAAGCACCATAAGAAAGAAAGCTACTCCCAACAAACTTTTGACCAGTAGCTACATAACTAACGCCAAAGTCTCCAGAGGTTCCAGCAGTCCCACCAGTATTTGTTGTGTTTGCAACCCCTATAGACGGGTAATATCCACTTGTAGCTGCCGTAACAGCCATCTCAACATACCATTTGCCACTTGTGACCCAGAAGGTGCTTTTAGTAATTCCGTATGTTGCGGCAGTTCCAACTTTGAGGTTGCCTTCAGAAAGGACTGTATTAACCCAATCATCATTTGGATTGAATGTGGAGAAATTATTAGTCGGGCTATCAAGCACCACATCAGTTGCTGCCAACGAGACTGGCGACCAATCATTATTATTTCCAGAGGTGTCATCACCTATGAGGCTGCTATTAGCAAAAGACAAACGATATCCATTTGATCCATAGGTTAAACCTGACGGGTCTTTAGGTATCCACACACCAGACTTAACTTCAGCAAAAGCAGTTGGGTCAAGAGCTTGTCCATCAATAAAGTTTACTTCTGCCATATAGCCATCAAATCGCTGAAGATAGCCAAGTAGCAGATATTGAGTAGTGAGGTTGCTATTGATAAGACTATTAGTGTTTAACGCTGGATCGCTAGAACTTGAAACAGCCTGCCTTTCGCCATTTACATATATCCTCATTCTGTCAGATGAAGTTGCGTTTGTAGTATCCCAAACAACAACAACATGATACCAAGCTGATGGGTCTCGAAGTAGTGGAGCAGTTATAAGTCTGCCGCTTATTGCGCCGTTTACGTAAAAGTCAAACGCATTGTCTCTGTAATTAACAGCATCATCTGCCCCAGATACGATATTGCCAGCGCCAACAAGGCCACCATTAAAACCCGTAGCTAAGTCACACAGTTTAATCCAAGCACTCCAAGTCCAAGTAGTTCTACTACCTGAGCTTGCATAGGTTCGTTCCATCCAAGGGTTGTCATCATCATTAACACGCAGCGATTGCCCTATCTCATATGGATAGAACGCACCAGCACCGCTAGAATACATCCATTGTGAACTACCAAAAGGGCCACTCATATTGTTATACCTTAGCTAAATGCAAGTTGTGGTGTTCCAAGAAGAATACGACCAGATGCAGCAACCACGTATGGCACGATGTCAGTCGCAGAAGCCGCAGAGGATAGGGTTAAGCCTGCACCGCCTGCTGTCTCATAGTCCGTGCCAAGGCTAACTGTGCGACCGCCTGTGCCATCTTGAATGAACACGATAAAGCCTGACTGACCGACAACCTCAGTCGATGGGTTAGCCAGTGTGACGTTGCCTGTGAGTGTCAGGACAAAGTTCTGATTGGCTGCAAAGTCGAGCGTGACAGAGCCAGTGTTGCTGGTGTCTGTGTTTGTGGTTGCAATGGCGTTGCCGTTGACATGGAGCGTAGCAGACGGGGTAACTGTGTTGATGCCTACGTCACCACTAGGGTCAATAAACATGGCAGTATTAGTAATACCACTACCAAAACTATTAGATGTTCCAAATGCTAAGTGAGAACCACTGCTATTAAACATCGCACCGATGCGAACATTTGGATTTGCCCTGCCGCCATTGTCATATGCAGCCTCAACAAGGGAAATGTAATTCCCTGCTGCATAGTCAGTCTGCGTAACTGTAAGACCTTCACCATTGATATTTCCTGTGAAGGTTGCGCCAAGTTTATTGGTAGTTGTGATTTCCAAAGGCGTTGCGGGTGTGGGGGTGCCAATGCCCACGTTACCGCTTGTATCAATACGGACTTTTTCAGAGCCAGATGTGTAAAATGCAAGAGGGGTATACGAACCTGTAGATTGATAGCTTGAAGCAATAGCGGCAACTGTTCCATTATGCTGCAAGTAAAGGCCAGAGTCATTAGCGGAAGTTTCTGCTTTTATAGTGCCTTTTACTTCTAGCTCCTCAATAATGCTAGAAGATTTGCCAATGCCCACGTTCCCGCTGCTGTCGATGCGGAGGCGTTCTGATGCGTTGTAAAACACATAGTTATCGCCACTAGCGCCAGAGCCTATAAGATTTGTTGTGGTGTCATCTTTATATGCGGCAAGGGATATTGGATCTGTGCTTTCAAATAAAGCAACGGTATTACTTGTTCCTGAATTAACGTGAAGTGTATTTGCAGGCGAACTCGTCCCAATGCCCACCTTTCCATTAGGTATATAAACATCGCAAATACCATTACCAGTAGATTGAACACTAAGACCTGTTACGGGATTGTCATTCCCATTCCAAGAGAGGTCTACAGAGAAAGTTGCGTTTGTTCCACTGTTAGCTAGTGACTGAAAGCCCCAACTGTGAACACCTGCGCCTAGTTTGCCAAAACTAAATCTTGGATTTTTGCTTGATTCATCCGAATAAAAGTCCAAAACATTCGGGTTAACAGCAGAGTTGCCATTAACACCAAACTTGTTAGCCCTTGTGTTTGCGTTTCCCGTAACAAGAACACCATTAATTTCTGCATTCCCGTTAACTTCTAACGTTTCACTAGGCGAACTCGTCCCAATGCCCAACCGCTCAGTAGACGCATCCCAGAAGAACTTAGGCGTTGTGCCTGTGTCCTCGTAGAAGCTGATGTCGCCTGTGGAATGGTCAATGCCTATACGGGCAGCAAAGCTATTTTGTGCATCATTAGCGGTATGGATTTGGAAAAACCCCGCAGAGTTTCTAAACCTTGTATTTACATCCGTGGTGTCCGCTTCCATCAAATATAACGTTGGCGTATTACCATTAATTGACGTAATCCCATCCACAGTCAGCCCATCGCTGGTGATTGTCGACTGAACATCTAGAGGCCCAGTCATAGTGTCGCCAGTAATACGGACGAACCCTGTAGACGTATCTAGGGCAGTCTTAAGCTCACCAAAGGTAATAGCCTTAGTCTCAGTTGCTGAGGTATCAACAACAGCAAATTCATCATTATCCGCTAGGTTAGCCCCAGTCAGATTTGTAAGTTGGGAGATCTTCTTGTCCGTCAAAGTCTTTACCTCTAACTTTTATTATGGTAATGCTTGAACAGCTTCAAACGAAATACCATAGGAATTTATGTTGTTGATTTGCCAGCTTTGCATATTGTTCTTAAGACGGAAGCGACCCTTAGCATTTGAGACTACAACTGTGGCATTATCCGCAGGGGCTGTAATGATGTTAGGCCAGATGTCGATATCAGCTTCACCAAGACCATTAGTGTCAACTTGAGTAAGAACCTTATGCAAGGTAGCTGTTGAACCTGAACCTAACTGAATGTAATCACCAGCCAACAAGTAACCAGTCTCAGATGTGGGTAGCCCGTCAATAGAAATAAAGTCTCCAGTCTGGTCAGCACCATTAACTACAGGGGTTCCAGCGTTAGTAGAAGCAGTCCCACGAGGGGTAGCACCTAAGGGGTCTCCCAGTAGAAAAGTCCCTGTAGGCCCCTTCAGCGAAAGCAAGAACGCTACCCACTCTTCAGCTAGGTCTCTCTTGACAGGTGGGATAGTGATAGCAGCTTCCCAACGCTGACCCGTATGCTGAACAATCTGTTGCTTATACGTAAATGGAGACTGAGATGTAGCGACAGCATTAACTGCCCTAAGCTCAATGTTCTCAATACCTATTGTGGTAGGGATACTAAGTGGGTATACGATAGCCATGATTTACCTTATCCAAATACACTTTTGTATACACCACCACGGCGGCGTTCATCTAGAATACTTTTCTTAGTTGCATCAGCGATCCTAGGTGCAGCCTGAGCAATCTTACCCATGATGTATTCGTCACCATTACCATTGATGTTGAATACTTGGGTTACGTTTACACTCTCGCCACCACCCATAGCTTTAGCTGTAAGATCGGCGTTCATTACTGTAGACTGACGACTAGGCATCACAAGCTCAGGGCCACGCTCACCTACGAGATATGGGGTGTTAGGAGACATCGTTCCACCTGAGGCTCGACCACCACCAAAAATGCTACTTAAGAAGCCACCACCGCCCCCCATAGCTTGGTTTATGCCCCCAGAGATAAAGCCTGTGATCTGCTTAACGACATACATCTGATACAGGTCAGCAATGATTGCACGAGCCATATCCTTGAACGCATCTTTAACTGACTTGGTTCCATCAACGACAGAAGTTAATGCCTTACCAAAGCTATCAGCGATAGTGTCAGCTACAGCTTGGTTACGATCACGGAGTTCTTCTAGTTGACGGATACGCTCTTCATCAGCAGCCATAGCCTCAGCAGTTGCAGTCACTTGTTCACGGATACTGTCAGTAATCTCACCTTCGTATTTATTGAGGATATCAAATTCAATCTCACGGACAGCAGCACGTTCACGGGTCAGTGATAAAAGCTCAAGCTCTTGGTCGATCTGCTTTTGACGTTCAGCAATAATCTCTTGGATAGACTTGATCCTACGACCACGGCCACCACCGCCACCATCACCAGTAGAAGTATCCCCAGCCGCAAACCTCTCCATAAGGGCCTTGAGCTTTTCCGTCTCTTGGGTCATTGCAATCATTTCCAAGACACCCTCACGAAGAGTATCTGGAATATTACGGAGAGGAACTCCCAACTCTTGGATCTTGAGGAAGAAAGCGTCTACAGCAGCGACTTGATTATCAAAAGTATCTGCGTTTGCAATGTTTTGTAGTTCGTCAAGAAGATCTGCTGCATTTTCTCTGGAAATCCCAAAGTCTTCTGCAAGATCTCTAATTTGTTCGGAAAAATCAATAGATTCACCAAACTCACCCATTACCTTTGTCCCGTCAGCATAGACAGAAACAAGTTCTTGAGCTAGAACGATTTGGTCTCTAAAACGGGTCTCTGCTTGAGCAATAGACAGTTCGACATGGGCAAGGGCAAACCTTTGAACTAACTCAGCGCCTTCACCATATGTCCTTGAAAGCTCTGCGGCTGACATATTAAGGATCTCAAACTGACCTTCGATAGAGGTAATCATCCCTTGAAGATCTGAGATAGCATCTGAGAAAGTTAGAGCTTCTTCACCACCCTTAGTGAAAGCCATGATAAGGCCACCAGTGATGGCTGTAGCTGCACCAATAACAGCACCCCAAGGCCCCATGAAACCAAGCAACTGAGATGCCTGTTGGCTGAAGGCTACGAGAGGGTTAGTCCCTGATTGAACCTGAACAGCAAAGTCACCAATCTGATAACCTGCCTGTTGGGCGAACAATTCAATATTACGGAAGCCTTTGAGACTGCCCTGCATACCAACTGTAGCAGCAAGAGTAGCATCGTCCATAGCCATAAGTTGGCGGCGATAAGACTGAGCAGCTTTAGTAGCACCAATCAGATCCCCTGTCTGACGGGCTAAGGCGTTCTGAAGTTGTCGTGTAGACTTTGATAAAGAGCCAGCAGCAACAGCACCCTGACGTTCAGCCAAGGCGACCTGTGCAAGTTTCTTCTGCATACTGTCGAGAGAGGATACAGCCTTAGCAATATCTCTTTCGCCTCGAACCTCAATGCCAAAAGCAATGTTACCAAGATCAGCCATTGACTACCCTTATAAACAAACTATCTAATCTTTTGATAGCTTCAAAGTCCCTAGGTGATAAATGTTCACCCGATAATTCGCACCAAGACTTAATCTCAAGTGCTGACAGAGGAGCTACACCACTAAAGGCTTGTCCACGACCCCTGTTTAACGACAGAAAGGCAAACCAGATGTGAGACACTAGGTGAGGGAACTCAGGCCCGTTCAACTCTGTTGGTCTAACTCCAGTTTGCCTCTCTACTTGTTCTAAATGTTCTCTAGTTGTGATACCGTCCTGATCAGGCTTACTGAGGCTAAACTCATGTTCAGCATACTCAAGCAGTTCACTGATCAGTCTTTCATAAAATCCGCAGAGGTTGTAATTGCCTCCTCTACTTGCGGCTTAATCCAGAAGACCTTTTCGTAAAGTTCTTTTGCCTTCTTTGCACTAAACTTTGGCTTTTCACCATTAAAGGTAATATTCCAACCTTTGGTTACAGCAGCAAAAAGTTCTAGGCTGGCTTGTTCTAACTCTTCGTAGTCAAACTCTACAGCTTCAATCTTGCCACCAGCCTTTTTAATACGGGCATTAGCTTGCTTATATACAGCAGACTTATACTCTTTTGTGTAGCTGGCGTAGACAGTGATAGTCATTTCTGAACCATCATCATCGTTAGTTAGAACTTCCCCTGTTTTGGGGTGTTTGAGAACCACATCAATAGTATCACTTGTCGGGACAAGATCATTTAAGTCGGACATTTGTCGGGTATCCTATGTTAAGTGTCGGGCTGCTGTTTTATGCAGGGAGGGTCAGCACCCGACTTACCAACCCTCCCCTACCCCGTAGGGATTACTTATGTCGTGTCAGGACGTGTAATGGTCAGGTTGGATTCTTCAGTTTCATCATAGAGGGCAACGAAGTCCAGAGTAATCAAACGGCTCTGTGGGTTAGCAACATCAGCGTTAGCAGAGTTAAACTTAACCTTAGGGAAGAAGAAGCCGTATTCGTTAGCACCTGTAGGATCATCAACTGTGACCTTAAATGCGCTTTCGGTTTCATTCAAGAAGCGGTTGATCAAGGTTGCGTCTTCAAAGTATGCAGTCAACGAGCCTTCTACAGTAGCACGACCAAACTCAAGCTGAGGGGTGCTGTCTGAGCCAACTACGAATGTTGGGCTGAGGGCGTTATTTACTGAGAAGTCAACCGAAGTCACAGTTGCCAAAGAAGACAAAGAGCCACCGTTGTCACCGATAGTGATTGCACCTGAGTAGCTGTCGAATGGCTGGAGAACCGAAGCTGCATTAGCGGTCTTTTCAGTTGCTGAGATAGCCATGTCCTTACCTACGAAGGAGAAGGTCGAGGTGATCATCTGGTTAGGGGCGATGGAAAACTGACCCTGAGATACAGCCATACCTGAGAAGAGACGGGCTTGGTCAATGTCAGATGCGTAGTCTTCGACTGAGAAGGACTTAAGAGTTGTGCCAACCTTCAATTCGTCTGGGCCAACTGGGGTGTTATCCCATGAGCCAAACATCATGCTTTCGAGGAGAGCATCATATACGTCAGCACGAAGATCTACAACAATGTCACCTGCTGCACTACGGTTGCCATGACGGTCAACACGAGGCATACGGTCAGATTGGATGTCGTTACCCTGAACACGCTCTTTCGTAAGGTTCAGCGAGTGGGTAGTAAATGGAAGTTCAGTGAAGTTGCCAGCAGGCGTAGTGCCAAATGTAACCTCTTCAATGAACGACAGGCGGGTGCGGGAGCCTTGAGAAAAAGCCATGTTTGTTCATTCCTTATTTAAGCATAAGTATACCAGCCTATCTCGACTGGAATGTAATACCACGGGCTTTGAGTAATACCTTGCGCTCTTTCAGCGTAGTCGATGGAAACAAATGTCCCATTAGCACTAAGGTCAGTAGTAGCTTCAAAAGCCTCAATGAGTGTGTTAGCATACCCGTCAGCAGTAGCTGGGCCTTCGTTCTCAGGGACATACACCAAAACACGGAAGAAACCGTCATAGCGCATCTGAGGGTTGAGACCTCGAACTGAGGGTCGTCTTGTAGTTGGAACCAGCCGCGTCTCTAGATAGGCAGTCCCTGTGGTCGGGCTAAACTTCACATTCTCCCAAGCAATCTGAGAGGGAAGGTTAGAAGTGTTTGACAGTTTTACCTCTAGGGCTTCACGGATATCATCGTATACAGAACTCATGTGTTTCCAGCCCTTACTTTAGCGGCAGCTTCTTCAGCAATCTGAGGGGCCTTTCTTTTAGCCCTGCTATAAACCTCATATCCATGTTCGTATTCAACATTAGCTGCGTGATTTGCGCTATTCGAGAAATAAATTGTGTCTAAATCAGAAGATGCAAGTGACCCAATCTCAGAGAAAAGCCTGTCTAGAGTTGGTTGTGCAAAGACACCATAAGGTTGATTCTTTGGTTTACCAGAAGAGCTTTTAGTTCCCGTCTCAGGTGTAAGCCCAACATTATGAGCTTCCATATATGTGCCAGTGTCAACAGGTGAATCTAAAACAATAGAACTTGCGATACCCTGTAGGAACTCTTCTTGAAAGCCCTCTAACCTTCGGCTCATTTCTTTGATTGCAGCCGCAGTAACTTTTCTGTTGTCTACTACTTTGAACTGAACCATTATTCACGAACCTGACAGAGATAACAGATAAGGCTTGTGCCACTAAAGATCTTGGTCACTGAGACGATTGATACTTTGTCACCTGACCCCGTAACTTCATCACCAATATCAGGCTCAGTAAGAGGGTCGCCAGAGGTATCAATGTTAGGGAGAAGCAAACGGCGATCACCAAGAACGATAGAACTTCCATCTACTTCATCTAACCTGTAATTGTAAAAATACCCACGAACAGTAGCATTAGACGTTGAGCCACCTGTGAGACTGCCTGTAGTAGGATCGTATGTGCCTTCACCGACATAGATAAGGGTTAAGTCCCTACCGAAGTCATCCAGCATCCTAAGCAGGTCATAAGAGCGAAAGGACATAGATCCCCTCCTTATTCATACTCAGGGGTTTCGTAACTTGGCGGGTTCTTAAACTGATCTCTGCGGAAAGAGCCTTCAATGCGGTTAGTGTTAGCACGAGCAGCTTCAATCTGTGTCTTAGTAATACCACCAGCAGCGACATTAAGAATAGCTCCAGCTTTCTTGCCCTGATACTCAAGATCCTCAGCTAACTTAGTGTATTGTGCAGCTAGATCAGAATAGTCAGCAGAAAGTGCGCCATCAATCTGAGTGTTTACTTGACGGGAGTATTTAGATGCGATAGTCCTAGCAGCCCACCCAGCAGCGAAATAAACGCTATCATTCGTCTGCTCTAGGGCAAACGTAATCTCTTCGTTCTGGATCTGTTGGTCAGTCGTATCGGTATCGCCTACAAGAAGACGGACTACGTTAATACGACCAGCACTTGTAGTAGTGTCCAGATTGGTGGGATCATAAGACCAAGACATTTATCACTCCTGAGTGTCTAGGATATTATCACGGGTCTCGTAGAAGAACTCTTCAATCCAACGATTACTACGAAGGAAGCTACGAATAAGGCCACGTTGCTTGTCGTCAATCTTAGACTGTTTACAACGCTTAGAGTTGAACTCTGAAGTGCTGTTAGTCTTAGCCTTAACTTCAGCATTAAGTAGGGTCACCAGTTTACCTAGTTGTGCAGTGTCCATCTCACCTAGACGATCACCAACCTTAGTCTCAACCTCAAGATCTTTGTTATGATAGATGAAGTTCGTAGAATAAAGTTGAGCGACAGCCTCAGGCTTAATGTCACGGTTCAACCAGTTAAAGTGTTCACCCCTCTGCCACTCTTTACCGTCAGCAGTAAAAGGCATTTTTACAAATACAGGCCAGTCGATCTGCCAGCCCAAGTATGTCGGATGTGTCATGTTTTAGTCTCCAGAGTCGGGGGTAGGAGGACTAGGGGGCCACCACAGCAGCAGCCCCCCAGATAGAAATTAGGCAATGATGCCAGAGAAGAAGTAACCCAAGTCAGCACCAACGACTTTCATGTCGTAGGCCATCTTAACCTGAATATGTTCTGCAACCTGCTGACGCTTCAGTGCATCGTCCGAGAAGGACTCAACAGTGATGCCGAGGTTGTTAACACCTGGAATGTTGTTCCATGCGAAGGTCAAACCTGCTGCTGGGGTCATCAGACCTGCCGAGCGTGGGGTGTGAACCAACAGGGCGTTCTTGCCACCGATGAAGCTGTTGCTTTCGGCTACGCCTTCTGCGCTGTCGTTCTTCACTGCTTCCATGACGTAGAAGTTTTCTACTTCAAAGATCTCAGCCAACTTAGCGTTGGTTACGAGTGCAGTGTTAGTAACAGTTGCGCCGCCATTCAGACGAGCAAGAACATCAGGGTGGTTGATCAAGGTGTCACGAACTTCCTTACCAACAACCATTGTGTTTGGCTTGAAGCCACCAGATGCCAACTGCATAGTGCGGCGGGCAGTGGTTACGTTCTGGATTGGTGTGGAGTTGGTGTAGTCAGACCAGTATACAACTTCGCCTGCGCCTACGGAACCAGATGCGTCACCTGCAACTTCCGAAGTCCATACGCCAGAAGTGAAGAACGTGGAAGCGAACTGCTCTTCACGGTGGATCATCAGGCGAGTTGCCAGAGTCTCAGCACCAGCAGCGCGGATGTCCAACATTGCATCTTCGTTTGCGAGGGTTTGCTCGTCAAAGTCCATGCCCAAGCCGTATACGTCAGCATAGTAGCTGTCGTTAGAGATTGCCATGCCGATGCGGTTTACTTCCGTGCGAGGAGCCAGCTTCTGGACATCGCCAGTGCGGTTCATGTTTGCGCGGTCGTAGATGTAATACTTATCGGACTGACGCTGAACGCCAACAGTTGGGAACACTTTGTCAGCGATAAAGTTCTCTTGCGATTGTGCATAGGCCAGTGTCAAGTTAGACAACGGCTGGTCGATATGCACCTGCGATGGGGTCAAAAGAGGCATATTATAATTCCTTTCTATGCTCTAAGTTAGGCTACGATGTTACCGCCTTGGATAAGCTCCATAGCGATGATTTGACCATCGACACCAGCTTCCAGAGCGTAGCCCATTACGTAGTCACCAGAGGCAGCAGTGATTGCATCACCAGAAGCATCGGTTTGCAGAGCAGCACCAGCAGCGACAGTGCCACCACAAGTGATCATTACTTTGCCAGAAATTGCGACAGTTGCAGCTTTACCTGCGGCATCGGGGTTGTTCAACAGAACGCCAATGCAGTTTTCGCCAGCAGAATCCGCAAGGTCAACCTGACCATCGGACTCAAGAGTGACGAACTTGAATTGTGCAGCCGACAAATCTTCGCCAGCCTCAAAAGAGCGTGTGTCACGAGTTTGGATCACAGCCATAATTATTCTCCTTTATAGGATTTCGAGATAAGAGCTTTGCCTTCGTCAGTCTTGGCTACGGCAGCATATGCGATTGCATACTGGCTCTTCTTCATACCATGCTCTTCCATATACGACTTGGTAAGAGCGTCCATTTTGTCGTTAGCAGAGGTGAACTCACCGTCTACGTCAGATTTTCCAAATTCAGTCATAGTGCCTTCAAAGAGCTTGTCAGCAGCTTTAAGTGCAGCCATAACGTCATCACCGAGGTCGAACTTGAGAAGTTCTTTAGCGACCCCAAGGTCAAAGTGTGGAAGGGTTTCTTCAGCCCGCTTGGTGAGGGCTACATCAGCCTTTTCGAGAGCAGCAGCTTCGAGGGCCTTAAGAACTGGTGCAGGGATGTCGGACTTAGCGACCATCTCACCTTCGACTTCCATCATCTCTACTTCAGATTTCTTTTCAACCTTGTCAGCATAGATAACGTAGCCGTTTTCGATCAGGCTTTTACGGAGGAGTTGGTTCTCTACCATCAGGCGGTCAAACTTCTCAAAGTCAAACTCACGCTGCTCTTCGACAACTTCTTCCTCAGCTTTTTCTACTTCAGCTTCTACAGCCTCAGCTTCCTCAGCCTTTTCAACCTCAGGGGCTTCTTCTGTCACTTCTACAGCTTCAGCTTCTACCTCTTCGGATTTCATCATGTCGTCATAGCCAAGAGCTTTCATAGCTTCGCCACGACCACATTGTTTCTCTTCCATGTAAGCCTTAACTTTAGCTTCCATTTCTTCGTTTGTCATTTTACTAACTTCCTCTTCGGAGTTATCGCGCTTAAAGAGGGACACCATTGCCTGTGCATTGGCGGGTCGATCCACTAGGGATAGCTCCTCAAGCTGCAAGTTTTTAAGGAGATTAGGCAATTCAGATTTCCTCCTTCATAGCACGGCCACCGATAGAAAAGGCCGCTAGTTCACCACTCTTAACCATGTTCCAAACAGCATCGTCATAGACTTTATAAGCTACGATCCAGCCTTCACGGTCAGAATGAATACCGAGAGCATCACCAAGTTCTTTGGTCACTGGGAAGGAATGGACGACAACGCCTACCTGTTCCCCTGTGTGCATCGCTTTGCCTACGCGAATATGCTCCATGAAATTGTTTACAGCCTTGACAAGTGTCTCAGGCTCAATGACATCCCCTTGACGATCAACAACAGGTTCACCCTTTTCGGTTACTACTGAGGCCCATCCATAGACCATACGTTGTTCATCATCAGCCTTGAGGATCTTACCTTCAATGTTAGCTTTGGTCATCTCACTCACCGATGTATCCGATTCCCACATACGGCAAGACCAATAACGTGCTGAGGTCTTATCTGACGCTGTGTCACATGAGTGACGGGAACGGAAGTTGGCACGAGCTTTCGGGTCATCCCTACGGATCTCCATGTTAGGATCACCAAAGGTTACTCGCTTTACTTTATCACCGTCCATGACAAACACTTCAAACTTCTTGTTGCCACCTTGGATACGGCGAGGTTTATTCAGGGTAACTTCACGCCCCTGATATTCTGCCTTCTGGAACTCAGTCTTGAGGATCTCAGCTACAACCGCCCGTAGAGCCTCTAAGCGATCCACTGAGCCGCCTTCAGCCCCTTCTGAGTAGTCACCCTCCTGATCGTCCTCAGAGGCGCTCTCAGGGCCTTCTACAAGCTCCTCGTAATATTCGAGGTATTCCTCATGATCTTCAGCAGGCATATATACGGCTTGGCCCATGTATTCGTGAACGTGAACCTTACCCTCAAAACCCATGTCCATGCTACGAGCATACGCTTCTTCAGGTGTAGTGAAGATATCGTTAGCATACTTAGCTTTGCGAAGAGTGGAGAGCTTGTGTCCTACCATCTGACCAGTTGGTTTGCCTTCATCATCGACAATCTCAATGCGGGCAGCAGGTTCATCTTCTGAGCCTGTAATTTTAACTGGAATGTTAGGAACTGTTCCATCACGGACGATCTGACGGACGATACCACGGGCTGTGCCACCCGAAGAGTTCCAAGATACACGATCCCCAGTGGAAATAGCCTTTTTGATTGCACTATAAGCAGCAGCCATTGCTCGACCTTCATCTTTAGTGTCGCTATAGACAGAATTGAAGACTGCCATAAACTGGCGCTTCTTACCCGCAGGGACGTTAGAGGGAACTTCTTTGGCTGAAGAATAAGGCATTAGATTAAAGAACCTTTGCTAGGTAACCTTGGAAGACTGTAAACACGACTAGGTTGTTATCTTCAGTCTCTGCACGAACACGAACATCAGCGTTCTTAGGGATGACAACTGCGGGATCAAGTTTAACTTCCCAAGGGCCAGATGATGTAGCACTGATAGCTGCAACCTGACGGAAGACTTTTCCTTGTTCACGAAGCTCAAGATAGAAATCAGCAGCACCAGCCTGTTTAGAGCTAACTGAACCAAAACCACCAGTGAGGATAAAGTAGTCTGTGTTACTGAAGGTTGTTGCAGCCTTAAATGATTCTTGCAAACCTAAGGGAATGTCGATGTGGATCTTAGTTGTATCCGTTGGAATACCGTCAGTCAGAGCTGTATTCTCATAGACAGCCACACGGCCTTGTATTTCAGTGCCATTGTTGTTATATGCCATAGAGACACGAGCAACTGGAACTGGTAGAGCTACACGAGTTTGACCATTTAGGCTTACAGTCTGTGTCAAGAAGGTAAAGTTGCCATTCTCATCTACTGTGTGACACTCAAGAAAAACCTCTTGGGTATCATTGACATTCGAGGAGGAAATACTGTCGATCAGGTTGTCGTCAACATAAGTCTCGTTACCACCGACAGTCCAGACAGTCTGAAGAGAGGCTGTATTTAGTGGGGCCGACTTACCGAACTTGATAAGAGACTTAGCCTTGCGATCAATAGATACTTTCTCACCAAACTGTTGTTCAATCTCACGTTCAGCTTGAACCAAACGTCCGTCAGGAACTTCATAATTACGTCTGGGCCAACCACCGAACATTTGTTGTATTTCCTGTAACTCTTGATTTTCAATCCAGCTAGGATCAACTGTCTCTTGAACTTGAGGTCTAGCAGTCGTAATTGATGTCGGGGATAAACTATGTGTCTGACTTATAGCGGAGACGCTTACTACTGGCGTTCCAGTCTCTAAGCTAACTGTTGCAAAGACTACATTCTCAATCAGGTCAGTTGTATTAACGACAGGAGATTGTGTTGCAACACTTGTAGGAGAAAGCTGATGGTCTTGCGTAAGCCCTACAGTAGAAATTAGAGGGCTACCTGAAGTAAAGTTACTACTTGCTAGATTATGCTGTTGCGTTAAGCCTACAGTAGAAATTAAAGGCTGACTGGTAGTGACGCTAACACCTAAGATATTATGCGTCTGAGATATTGAGCTAGAGCCTAATACTGGAGAACCAGTGGTAAAGCCTGTAGCACCTATAAAGTTATCATTCTGAAGAGGTTCATTAGCTTCTGTTAGGAGAAGGCTAGTATCCTCTTGTAAGATCCTACCTGTCATACCCCTAAGCCCTTATGCAGGGTCAGGGATACCGATAGTAAACGACCCCAGAGTGAATGTGTTACCTGCTGAGACAGCCTGAGAGGCCGTAAGAGTGCCTGTAGCAAGCAAACGGCTATTAACTGTGTCCAAGATTGCGTAGTGGGTCGCTGTGCCGCTTACAGCTACTGATCCATCAGTAATCTCAGCTACAACAACTTCACGTCCACCGCCTGTGCGATCTGAAGGGGCTGCAATGCTTAGGCTAGTAGAGGAACCAAGAGCGTAAGTCGCATTGCCTTCAGCGTAAGTAGCAGCTTCCTGAGACGTAATCGTGATTTTATTAGCCTCAGTATCAAGGATTGATAGGCCATTATCAAAGACACGGTTATTAAGCGTTGCCATCTTCTTCGGCCTCCGTTGTCACTTGTTGACCAATCTCAGGGTCATACTCCAACTCAGCAATATCCATAAGATCTTGGATAACCTCAGGGTGAGAGCTAACGTCAATGTTTGCACCGTTAAGGTTACGAAGGAAGGCTGCAATCTCACGAAGATCATGTGGAGCAACATCACCTGCCTCAATACGGGGCATTAGATCATAATTCAGACCGTTCAACTCCCATAGGCGCTCGACCAACTGTTTGTTGAGAACATCGACTATGGCTTGGATGTAGCTTTCCAAAGCACGGAGGAACAGGTCTGTCTTAGACTTGGACAAGGCGTAGGAACCACCCTGTGAGCCAAGCATAAGAAACTCAGAGAGGACTGAACGAGCAATGTCATGCTGATAACGGCGAACAATAGGATCAATGTCGATATTGCGGTTACCATTTGACGACATAAGTTCCACATCAACTAGTCGGGTATTAGTTGGTGCGCCATCTTTGTCTGGGTAGGTATCAGACGGGAGAATGATATACCCTTGCTCGTTAAACTTTACGTCACGAAGGATCTGACGAAGATTGTTTACGAAGCCTTGTTGTGCGCCTGAAGCATCATTGCTAAGATACTCAGCAGGGATACGAGCTACAGGAATACCAGCCAACTCACGCTCAACTGCAATAGCTTCGATAGACTGAAGATTGTTCAGATACTCATAGGACGTATAAGCATTACGAAGAACGGAACGACCTGAAGGATCACCGTTAATGCTTGTTGTCCGATAGTAGAGAGACTTGTTGATAGGGATGTAATGCGTGTTACCGATACGGCCTGTGTCCTGATGAAGACCTAGAACGTCACCTGTAACTTGATCTACCTCAAACTTGTTTACAGTCCAAGGCGCACGGGCTGCGATCTTACGAACACCGATACGACCATCATTGTATTTAGAACGCTTTTTGAGGTTCTGTGTAGCCATGCCTTCACGGCGCTTGTAGACTACCTCAAACCATGCGAACCCATACGATAGAAATGAGAGAGCCTCAGCAATATGGTCATCTAGGGTGTGATCCATATCGTCTAGAACGGACTTAACGAACTCAGCCTCACGCTTGGCTTCCTCAGTGTCGTTAGCAGGCTTAACGTGCAGCTTCACATCACGAAGGACTTGCTCAGTGGCATACATGACTGCACCAATGGTGCTATCGTTATCACGCATCTCACGATACTTACGGATAGCCTTCTTACCACGAAGTTCAGGGAGAAACTCGTCAGCACGGATTTGTCCGTTATCGACATTATCACCTGCAACACCTAGCACCTGCTTGGCTTGCGCTTCTGAGAGTTTCTTAGCCATAATTATTTTCTACTTCTATGGTTATCGACTAAGACCCTTGGCACTAGAGTAAGCGAGGGTCAACTGAGGCTTGGAGTATCCGTTAAGTGAGAGGTCTGTAATCGCCCATACCAGAGCGTCAAGTCTATCTGGAGAACCAATCGACCCTAGTGGTTCCCATGTTCGCATTTGAGTTTCTAATTCGTTTAGGCTTGCGCCATCGGGAGGATTTGCAACGTGTTTAACAATACCACGCTCATATAGGGCAGATATTGGTTCAGCACGGGCGAATTTGCCTCTAGATGCACGAACAGCTTTGAAAGGGATTGTTTCATCTTCGCCATGAAGGGTTTGCTTGACCATATCCCCGCCTTGGTTGACCTCAGCTACAATACGATCAGCTTGATACTGATGATACAGTTGGATTGCCTTGGATGCCCAACCTTGGGGAGATAGTCTGTCAGTGTAGTCACCTAGAACATAAGCTACGCCATTCACATCAATGCCAGCGACAACAATACCTGTCATGTCACTTTCAGCATTGGCTGTAACGGCAGGGTCTAGGGCTACAACAATACGGTTTAGATGGGGAACGTCTTCATGCTTTACTGACGCTTTATCAAGCATATCAGTTGTCCATAGAGCGCCTTCAGCTTCTTCGAGGACTTCCGCATAAAGTTCTTGACGACCCAAACGAGTGCCTTCATACTGCTCTTTAACCG